TTGAAGCAGCATAAACTACTTCATCAACGCCGTTGTAATAGAAACCTACAGTAATGTAAGTGGCAGCTACAACAGTGGTAATTGCGGTTGCAGTTGATGCAGTTGAGTCTTTAATTACAACAAAATCTAGGTTAGCATCGCCGTCGTCTTTTCTAAAATAAACGCCGTCAGTTACAGCCAAAGGAGTTGCATCAGTGATTTGAAGACCAATTACAAAATCTGATTCAGTTGCATCGGAAACAGCAAAGCGTGCTTTGAAAAACAATTTCTTGCCAGCTTCAAATTTAAATGATTCACCAACTTTTTGTAAAGCATTTAAATCATTGTCTGCTGCTGAGTTAGTAAGCAAAAGAACGCCACCATCAACATTAGCTAAAGCTTGTGTTGCTCCAGCTTGGGTTTCTGTAACCGTCCAGTTACCAGCTGTGTAAGTATCAAAATCATCAAAATATGTGTGAGATTGAGTAAAATCAGGTTGAGTCAATTGACCCAAGATGTTTTGTGCGGTAATATTATTAACGCCATTAGGAAAATTTGTAGCCATAAATTTTTATAAATAATGTTGTAGGAAGAATTTCACTCCCTTTTACCCAAAATATAGGACAACTGTTAAAATTAAACGCCTTGTGAAGCAAAATAGCCACGAGGATCAGTAACGCCTACTGCATAGGAAGTCATAATTTTATATTTATGATCTCCTGATTCAAAAGCGCCATCGTTGCTAAATTCACCTTGAATTGCAGTGATCATTTTAGCACCTTCTGGAGCATCTGTTTTAATAAAATAAGCGTCGTCGGAAGTCAAATGCGGATTAACTAAAATTCCACCTGAAAACAAACCCATATATTTTAAAGCATTAATATCGTTATTAGCTTGTCCAACACGAAGTTGAGATTCTAAAATACGAGTAGCTTCAAACATTAAAGCTGATGGAACTTGTAATAAAGTTGGTTTAATTTTAGCTTTGATTCCTCTGTCGTTATTGGTTTCTCTAATTTGAATACACAATTCTTCCAAAGATTCCTCTGATAAGTCAGAAGGAGTAGCTAGAGTGTTAGAAAAGTTGCCTGCACGACTTGGATGGTCAGTTGCAAAAAACTTTTTACCATCACCAAAAGTGAACCCTGAATCAAAGCCGTTATTGAATAAATCAGCAACATCGACTTCTTTAGTTTCACGAAGTGAGGATGCTAAATATTCGTTACCTTTAGATACAACATTAAGATATTTATTAAATTTACGAGCTTCCCAAGAAACTTGATAACCTAATGCACGAGTTCTTTGTTGGTATCTTGATACATAGCCTTGCGACATTGAATCATAATCAACACCAGCACCTTCGTTTTTAGTTTTTAAAAGACCAAAAGGCGAAATTAGCACATCTTCATCAAATTGTTCATCTGTTGACTCCATTTTGACAAGTTTTGATGCTAAAAGATCATCTTCGGTGTATGCTCCCCAATAAGTTTTTACTCCTGGTTTTAGAGCTTTTGGAATTGTTCCTGTTACTATAATAGACATAATTTATATTTTTTATTATTAATATTAGATACCACTAGTTACGTTTGCTTCTGTGTGGTTATTGATTTTAACACGCCATTTAGCGTGTTGACCAATAGCATTATCAGGAGCATCAACTAATCTTAAAATTTTAAGTTGGAAAGTTGAAGTAGTTGCTGGAGTAGAAGTATCTAACTCTGCACCAGATAAGCCAGTGACAGTTGAGCCTGATTCAGCAAATACTAGGTTAGCGTTTAACCCAACAGCAGTTACTGCCAAAGCAGTGCCAGCAGTTTCTTCTTGAATTTCAAATTCTTGAAGTGGGCTGTCGGCAACAATAGCTACTGCTTCGGTTGAAGCTGGATTGTAAACTGAGTTTAAGTTAAGTGGATTAGCCAAGAAGCCAATAATAACGCCAGTGATTTTATTAGCATCACCATCCGTTGCTTTATTAATTTCAGGTAAAGAACCTGCGGCAAATTGTCTTCCACTAGTCAAAACATTTGCTGTGTTAGATGTTCCAGTTTTTACAATTGGATCACCAATAAATAATGCAGTTGCATAAGTAGCTGGAATGTAGTAATAATTTTTAGGAATCTCTACAAAAGGAGAGTTCTTAACGGGAACTAATCCGTATGGAGTATTTGAATTTGTCATAATTATTTAATTATTTAATTAATTTTTTTTGATCCTGCGCAACATAAGTCATTGAACCCAAACCAAGATCTTTTCCTGTAAGGTTATCAATGCTTTCTTGTTGACGATTATTTATTTTAATTTGATTATCTCTTTGTATTTTTTCGTTCATTTCCTCAGAAATTTCCATGGCATAACGCATAAATGTTTCGCCCATTTTATTTTGACCGCCTCTGATTGGAGCAATTTCTAATCCATTTTCATTGGTAGCAGGTTTATATCCTAAATCAATTAAATCTTGTAATCGATTAGGAATATTACCAGAAACCCAACGCCTTATAAAACCTGCTTTTTTTGGCAAATCTGATAAAGCACCGTGTCTTTTTAGATGTGAGCGGGGGTTTCTAATAAATTCTCTTCCATCGGGTAATTTAACAATTTCAATATCACGATTAGTAGGTCTAATTTCTCTATCATTATAATTAGATACTCTTTCCTGAACATGTTCTTTTGAACTTTCTCTGTTTGAATCAATATTTTTGTTTGTCATAAATTTTCTCAATTATTAATTATTAAAATAGTCATTAATGGCGCTTTGTTGCATATCTTTAATTTGAGCAGAAGTAAAATTGTGCTTCTTTGCAAAATATTGACATGTTTGACGCACATCTAAAGGCAAATCATTATAAGTATATTGTTTTTTACCTACATTAATACCTCTTTGACCGCTTTCTACACTTGGAGCTTTAGTTATATTTAATTTATCGCTAAAACGTTTCTCCACTTCTTCAGTGACCATTTCTAACCTTTCTTGAAGAGGTATTCTTTCGGATAATTCTCCAAAATATGTAGCAGCCATCACTTGCATCACTTTGTCTTGATGAAACCAAGTATTGTCGGCAGTCCAATTATCAAAAAGCGCTTTATCATTGCGATTAATCTGACTTTTCGGTTGCTCAACCTCAGGCTCATCAAAAACAACTTTTGACTTAGCTAAGTCATCGCGTTGTTGACGAATAGCTCTAACCTTAGCAACGTCACCTTCAAGAATAGCATTTTCTTCCGCTTCGTCTAAAGAAGTGTAAGATTTAGTGAACTCTCTTTCTTGGGCAATCTTTTGAACATTTAACATAACCTGCATTTGCTTGCGCATTTCGGCTACTTCTGATTCAAGGACTGTTTTCTCCTTAGCTAGTTTCCTGTTTCTCTCATTTAATACGGGAGTTTCTTTTTCCTGAACTTCTAAAAATTCTTGTGCTGTTTTATGAGGTTTTAGCGTTCCATCTTTATATCTTCCTTTAAAAAATTTGCCAGTTCTCCAACCACGATCCCAAGCGTCTTTTTCTGTATCACTTAAATTTTCATAAAAAGCTCTTTCTTCGCTTTTTGTTGATTTTTCAAATAGATTATTGTCTTTTTCAATCTCTTCTTCTTCCATTTCTTTTAGAATTGGATTAGAAGATAAGTTTTTATTTTCCTCAACTTTTGGCTCAAGTTCTTGTGAGTTTAAACCAATATCAATATCTATTTCTTCAGAACGATCAATTACTTGCATATTTCCTCATTAATTTGAATTGCTAAAATGTTGCGGTCAAGAATAATTCTATATTCTTTACCATCTTTGGTTTGATCTTTGCTTAATCTATAACCTTCATAAGATGGAATTAAAATTTTATCACCGATTTTAGGCTTTTTTTTCCATTTTCTATTAGTTCCTTGATCAAAAGCTTTTTCACCAATATCAATAATAGTTGCCAAAGTTTTAGCTCCCTGCATATCATCTCTTGATGAATCGGGTATAATTATTCCACCAGAAGTTTTTTCTTCGACCACATCAGGCAAAATTAAAATTCTATATTCAGGAACACTGTAACCAGAAGTATTAATCATTCAAACCTCCTGCAAAACCTTTTAAAATTTCTTCTAACTCGTTAGGATCTTGTGAATTTAATATATTGGTAATTACATTAATAGCTTCGCAACCACCAAAAACACTTATAGCAATATCATTTTGAAATTTTTCATTTTTTATATAATTGTATGCAACATTATTTAATATATTGATACGTTTCTTTGATAAATAATTTTTAAATTGAATAGTAACTGGGTTTTTAAGCCAATCTTTTAACTCTTGCATTTGTATTTGACTCATAATTTACTCATTATTCTGATTAATATTTGTTTAAAGTTTTAGGTTTAAAACTAAAACTTTTATCAATAGCTTCAGGTTTAATTTCCTTAGCTTGTTGATTTTCTAGCTTTGCTAGCTCTACTGCCGCTTTAAATCTTCTATCTTCTTTGCGGTCTTGCATTTCGTTTTGTCTTGATTCTGCATCAATCATATTATCCAAAACGTCTAATTTTTCTTTAGTTTCTGCCATCTCGGTATCTTTTACTAATTTGCCCGCTTGAGCATAATTGACTAATACCTCTGAATCAGTTTTTGCCGATTCTTTTTGTAGCCTCATTTGCTCTAACTCTAATTCAGCAGATTTAATTTGAACATTTGTTTGTATTTGCATGCGTTTAGTTTCTTCTTGCGCCATTGTTAATTCAACGGCAGGGTCAGGTTGTGGTTGTGGTTGAATAATAAACTTATCAAAATTTTCAACACCTGCTATTTCAAAAACTGTTTTATGCAACAACATTTGATCAACATAAGGTGAGTTAATAAAGCCCATTAAAAATTGTGCTTTTGCAAATTTTTGCATTGAAATCACATTTTCAGGATCTACGACTGGGACAATATCATAACCTTTTAAATCAAAATCTTCTTTAACATTTGGCGATTCATTTAACTTAATATCTAAAATTTCAGAATATTTTTTTTGAGATAAATAAGTTGAATTTATTTCGTAAAATATCTTAACTTCACTTTTTAGTGAGTTATAGATTCTTTTAAAAACGCTTTTAAATTGTTTTTGCCCCTGTTCTGCCATTCCCATATAAGTAGTAGCGGCAATATTTCCAGCATTTTCACCTGTCAATACATCTCTTAAAGAAGCTAATTCTTTACCTGCATTTACTAAAAATTGCATCAAAACAAATAAAGTTTGTGATGGTTCAGCATGTGGCAAAGGAACAATAGAATCACGAATACTTCCGCCATAAGAATCAACCATTTTCCATTCTGATAGCTTAAAGGGTTTCATGCCACCAGAAATATTTAATGTTTTAGCAATAAACCCGCCACCCGTATTTTGTAAAGTCCCAGCATCATTAAGTTGATTAATATTTGAATTAATCGCAGAATTTATGTTATATAACAAATGTCCCAATCCAATCGAGTAAAAAGACCCATCGGGTGACGGAATAAAATTATATGCGGTAAAAAATTTTATAGGTTTAATTTTAATTATTTCTTGTTTTTTATTATACCTAACATCTTTTTCATTAAATCTTTTTACTAACTTTATTAATTTGTTAGTAGCTTTATGAACTACTGCAATATATGGTTCTGGGTATCCATCATTGTCTAAGTCAAAATAATTGTGTTGCTCTAAAAAAATAACCAAACCCGCTGAGGCTTCATCACTTGTTTGTTTTTCGTCGTTAGCATCTAAAGAATTATCAAAAGATGCGCTATCTTGTGCTTTTGCATCAAACTCAAAATCAATGTAATCACCACTACGAATTGACGAAACAACATCTTGTGGATATTTTTCAATGATATGTGTAGTTGGTGCATCAAAAGATGTGGCAAAATCATTAATAATTAACTTGTCGGGATAAATTAAATCTGATTTTATACATTCGTCATTATTATCATAATAATTCTTTTTAAACATTATGCCAAGCGTTGCCAAAGCCATAAACAATGCGTCCATGTCTTTTTCGTAATTTTCTATCTCTTCGTTTAGTTGATAGTTCATTACTGTTGCGACTCTCTGACCGCGTTTAAGCTTAGCACCTACATTTTGAATTGCTGGCAAACCTGTTTCATCTAGTATAGCAATTGATCCATCTTCGTTTCTCATCTCATTACCTTCTAGGTCTTTCATCACCTCGCCATCATCATTGCCAATAACTTTAGCTTTTACGATATTACCATCTTTAAAAATTTCGGTATAACATTTTGCGGAAAAATCAACACAAGCCGTAGAAATTAACGGGAACATTATATTAGATGAACCTTCAAAGGGAAATGAACGCTTATCGCCAATAGCTAAAGTGCATTTGACCAAATCTTGTAATACTTTTTGTTTTTCGCTACGAGATTGTAAATCAGTGTTATATCTAGTTATTACTTCACTTGCAATAAGTGTTTTAGTTTCTTCGGATAATATACTGGCTAGATTGTCAGTTGACAAAATAGTTTGAAAATCAAGTTTTGAATTGTAAGAATCTTTTTGAATTAGCAATTTTTAAATTTGTTTAATGTTTATAATTATCTAATAATTAAATATAATTAAATATATCAAAATATTTGTCAAGCACTTTTTAATAGCCCGTTATTGAATCGCTAATTTTACAAAAAATTTAAACAAACCCCAAGAAATATCTATTATCAGATAATGCCCCATCAACAAAGATAATATCATGACGCAGATACCAATCTTTTCTAAAACAAATAAATTTTCATCGAAGAAAGAAGCTAGATAATAACTGAGTCCAGCCATAAGCAGCGTTAACATAATTAAAGTTAAGTATTGTTGTTGCGTAAATATTTGCCAAATAAACATTTAATACCCCGTGATTGTGTTTCTATTACTTGCATTCATGAACTCTTCCAAAACATACTCGTCTTGATAATCATAATTGTCTTGTTTAAAAGTTTCAAGCCGATGACATGAAGCCGCAAATGTTTGGAAAGCATCTGCTCCGTTTGAGTTAATATCGTGAAGGGGCTGATCCATAAAGCAACCAAGTTTGTCATTAAACTTCTTGCGATATTCTCTTAGCCTTCCAATGCCAATCTCGCATTTCTTAGCGTCAAACCAGCAACGGCTTAATAACGCTCTTGCTTCGTTGATTGAATCCATTTTATTTTGTGCCCTTGTTATTTTCTCAAATCGAAAACCAAATTGTTGAGCAATCTCTAATCCATCCTTGCCATCGTAATAACTACGCTTTGAGATGTCGTGCGGTGCAAAGTGGTAGCCATAATTATAGTCTTTATCTTTTAGAATCTTAAAATAATGGGGCAATGGCTCTTCGCTCATCTCGTAGTAATCAACTAAAGTAAAATCAAAACCTTTTTTTTGGAAAAACCAGATGCAAGT